CCTTCCGGTCGCTGCGGCGACCACCTCCCTCGAGGAGGGAGGTATGGGGGATGGTTAAAAGAAGGTATGCGATGAACAAAAGAGGCGTAAAGGCGCAAAGAAGACCTCCCTCTTTGAGGGAGGTGTCAGCGAAGCTGACGGAGGGAGTTTATCATGGCATTTAAGCAACCGAGAGTTCCGCAGGAGACGGGCGGGACGCTTGCGGCATACGTTCGAAACCTGACGATGTTCCTGCGCGATTTCTGTATGGCGAGCTGGAACGCGGACAGGCTCAAGGACGCGGAGATCGAGAAGATCAAAAAGCGGTTAGACGCGCTGGAAGGGAAGTGAGAACATGGCGAAAAGAACGACGACGGAGACGTTTCAATCCTCGACGACAAACAGCAGAGAGCACAGTCAGAGCCAGAGCCAAAGCCAGAGCCAGAGCACGACAAAGAAGCTGCTGGACAGCGAATTGCTGAACCAGATTCTCGGCGGGTTGGCCGGGAACATGACGGACAAGGAGATTGCGGCGTTTGCGGAAAACCTGCTGCGGCCGCAGCTCAACGCGGGGATTGAGGCCAGCCGACAAAATTTTGAAACGACGAAGCTGAGCAAGGAGCAGGAGATCGCGAACCTTGCGGCCAACCTGACGCGCGCCATCGACGAGCAGAACAGCGCCTACCGCCAGAGCAAGGCGAACGTGGAGACGGCGGCGTTGAACCGTGGCATGGGCAGGAGCAGCTACACGCTGCAAACGCTCGCCAATCAGGGCGACGCGCTGGCGAAGGCTGTACGGGAGCTGACGGACGAGAACGCGCGCAAGACCGGGCAGATTCAAGACCAGATCACGCAGGCGGCGAAACAGAACAGCCAGACGCAGGGACGGCTGAACACGGACTTTGCCAGCCAGTTGGCGGCGAAGGTGCAGGAGCTGAAGGACACGCAGCGCCGGGAGTACAACAGCAACTACCTGACGGCCATTTCCGCCGCGATGGGACAGCAGACGACCGGCACCCAGCAGACGACCGGAACGACCGACACGACGGGCACGACCGACACGGCGAGCCACACGACGAGCACGACGGGTTCAGGAAGTTCGGGGAGCGGCGGAAGCAGCAGAAAGAAAAAGGCAAGCAGCGACGTTGACGCGATTTCATACGGATAAGGAGAGCCTATGAGCAAGTGGAATGACCGAAAAAAGAAGGACGACGAGCAGAACGCGCAGATCGAAAAGCCGGAAGAATCGGCGGTGAAGGATTACAGCGCGGGCGCAATCGGAAAAGCATATGCGAATACCGAACGCCCGGCGATGAAGACGGCGCAGACGCCCGGCTTTGACGAGCCGAGCCTGACGGGCGTATACGGCTTGCAAAAGAACAGCAAGGGCGAATCGGTCATGGACATGACCGGGAAGACCAGCGGTTCCCTTCAAGGCATGAAGCTTGCGCTGAACAACGAGCTGACCATTTCCGGACAGACGAAGCTGAAGCAAAGCCTGAACAAGCAGATTGACAGCGAGCAGGAAACGCGGCAGAAGAACGCCAATGCGCGCAACACGGCCATGCTGGAGCTGGCTGAAATGCCCCTGATGGGCAGAGCATCAACGCCAATACGGCGGACGCGGCGACGGTGATTCGCGGCATCAACGCCATTGCGGACGACACGCTGCGCGCGCGGGCGGCAAAGGCGTTTAAGACGCTGACGCAGACCGAGGGCAGCCGATTCTACGGCGAAAGCACGGACGGCGTTGGAACATTCCTTGAAAGCGCGAACCTGACCCGTGACGAATACAGGGACGCGACAGAGGACTACGCGAGCCGATTCTACGGCGACGGAAAGCACGACGAGGAAGACGCGGCGGCATACCTCAAGGCGCGGCAGGAGATCGAGGAAAGCGCCTACTCCGACTATGCGAAAAGCCAGCTGACGGCGGCGCTGGACAAGGCATACACGGGCATCACGGGCGGGGAAACGCCTTCCGACAGCGCAGAAGGCGCATCCGCCGAGGCGGAAGACGAAGCGCGCGCGAACGAGGAAGACCGGAAGAAAGAGAAGAAGCCGGGATTTTGGAGCGGCCTGACCGGGAAAGTGCCCGAGCAGGAGGAACAGGAAAAGGCCGAAAGCCCCGCGCAGGCGAAGGCACAGAGCCGGATTGTTTCTCAAACGATGACGGCATCGACCGCGCCGGGCTTCCCGACGGCGGCCAAGGGGAAGGACGATAAGAGCGGCAAAGCGCCGGAGGTGCAAGGCCCCGTTCAGATGACCCCGGAAGAGCGGATCATCGCGCAGGGCGGGATGAGCTTTGCGGAATGGATGGCGGCAACTCCTTCCGTCAGCTCCGCTGACACCTCCCTCGAAGAGGGAGGCAGGGAGCGCACGGATGAAACAGGCGCGGAAATTCGCATGCACGAGGCGCAGACCATCGGCGAGGCGGCGGACGCGCTGCTCAAGGGACGGTATGACCAGATCGAGGGCGCGGGCAAGGATGAACTGGATCGCATGCTGGCAGAGAGCGGGAACGCGAGGCGAATGATCGGCACGCTGACGGAAGCGGACAGCCAGCGCATTATCCTCGGAAACGACATGGCCGACGCGGTGACCTACGGGAACATCGCGGCGCAGGGGCAGACAGTTAAGACGCTGTACGACGTGATGAAGAGCGATTCCTTCCCGGACGAGCTGCGGGG